AGGCGCTTCAGGCAATGCTCAATAAAGCATACAAACAGAACTGGAACGAGAACTATCCAGATGAGATTGAGCTTGCGCAGGCAGCCATTGCCAAGGCGCTGGGTAATAACTGACAGGAGAGTGAGATGAGTAAAGAAACCGGAGGGCAGGCATTCCCTGTATCAATGGGCAGTTACAACTGGAGGGAGGGAATGACGCTGCGCGATTACTTCGCGGCTAAGGCTATGCACGCAATTATTACGGGAACATCCGACAGGTTTTCGTTAGGTGATGACCATCCGGAAACCAATATGACAATAGCGAAAGTGGCCTACATAGTGGCTGATGCCATGGTTGAGGCTCGCGGCCAGTAACCGATAAGGAGAAGAGGATGGAGTGGATTAAGTGCAGTGAAAAAAATCCATACGATGGGCAGATATGCCTAGTTTGCTGTTTATCTGTATTGAGTCTTATTGACTGCTCAGCGTTTATAGAAGGCCGATTTTCAGGGTTCGCTGATGGAGATGTAACCCACTGGATGCCCTTGCCTGAACCACCAACTGAGTGACACCGTAAAGCCGCCTACGCAGACGGCTTTGAGGTGCTACGCACCAACGCTTTAGAGAGCTTCAATAACCAGACAGTAAGACACCTTAGGGGCCGCAATGGCCCCTTTCTTTTTCCCGACACTAATCAATCAATTTTAAGGAACCGCCATGCAACTCGCTTTTGCAGGGCAGCCTGTTGCTGGCTGCTCTGAATCACTTCTCGAACTTATCACCCGCCGCCTGCGTACCGGCTGGCGCAACCTTTTCAGCTTAAACGGGAGCCACTTATGAACCAGTCATCAGCCGCACAGGCATACCAGAAACAACAGGCTGAACTGAAGCGCCAGCGCGAGGAAATGCGCGAAAAGGCAAAGGACTTCGACTTCATCAGCATGATGCTGCAAAAGCTTGGAGGTGTTAAGTCATGAATCCGTTTATGAGTTATGACCGTCTTCAGCGATTCCGGGATGATTCTGAGGTGGCGCAGGTTCGCAAAGACGAATGGATTCGCAATAAGGCGGATGAGCTGTCCGAGGAATTTCCTCAGTGCGCCATGGAATTCTATCGAGCATCACTGAATTTCTCACCGTACAAGGTGGGCCTCGACTCCGATGAGGCTCAGGACGCTTACGCAGCGTTTGTTGAGGCTGTTTGCCTGGCAAAGGCAAAGCAGTTGTGGGACGAGGCTTATTTCATGGGAGAGGTGGCGTGATGGAGCCCGGCGTCTACTTCGATATCAGTAATGAGGATTATCACCGCGGCGCCGGAATCAGCAAATCGCAGCTGGATGATATAGCTATCAGCCCAGCCATCTACCAGTGGAAAAAGCACGCCCCGGTCGATGCAGAGAAAACTGCTGCGCTGGATTTAGGCACTGCTCTGCACTGTCTTTTGCTGGAGCCGGATGAATTCAGCAAGCGCTTTGAGATAGCGCCGGAAGTTAACCGAAGGACGACAGCAGGAAAGGAGAAGGAAAAGGAGTTCATAGAACGGTGTGAAGCGAAAGGAATCACGCCAATCACCCACGAAGACAGCAGGAAGCTGTACCTGATGCGTGACAGTGCAATGGCTCACCCGATAGCCAGATGGATGCTTGAGGCGCAAGGAAGGGCTGAGGCCAGCATCTACTGGAACGACAGTGAAACAGGAGTTTTATGCCGCTGCCGGCCAGACAAAATGATTACTGAGTTCAACTGGTGCGTGGACGTAAAAAGCACTGCTGACATCATCAAATTCCAGAAAGACTTTTATTCATACCGCTATCACGTACAGGACGCGTTCTACTCAGATGGATATGAGTCGAATTTTAATGAAGCCCCAACTTTTGCATTTCTTGCTGTAAGCACATCAATCGACTGCGGACGCTATCCGGTGCAGGTGTTCATCATGGACCAGCAAGCTAAAGACGCAGGCAGAGCCGAATACAAACGCAATTTATCCACTTTCGCTGAATGCCTGTCACGGAATGAATGGCCGGGCATCGCAACCCTGTCACTGCCCTTTTGGGCGAAGGAGTTAAAGAATGAGTAACCAGCCACCTATCGCCAGCGCTGACCTGCAGAAGACGCAGCAGAGCAAGCAGATAGTGAACAAAACGCCAGAGCAGACGCTTGTCGGCTTCATGAATCAGCCTGCAATGAAGAGCCAGCTTGCGGCGGCGCTACCGCGTCACATGACGGCAGACCGCATGATTCGCATCGTCACTACGGAAATTCGCAAGACGCCCGCGCTGGCACAGTGTGACCAGAGCAGCTTTATTGGCGCAGTTGTTCAGTGCTCTCAGCTCGGCCTTGAGCCCGGCAGCGCGTTAGGCCATGCCTACCTGCTACCGTTCGGCAACGGCAAGTCTAAATCTGGTCAGTCGAACGTCCAGCTCATTATCGGCTACCGCGGGATGATAGACCTTGCCCGTCGCTCAGGACAAATCGTCAGCCTGTCCGCTCGCGTCGTTCGTGCAGATGATGAGTTCAGCTTTGAATACGGACTCGAAGAGAACCTGACTCACCGTCCCGGTGAAAACGAAGACGCCCCCATCACTCACGTATACGCCGTGGCGCGACTCAAGGATGGTGGTACCCAGTTTGAAGTAATGACTGTGAAGCAGGTCGAAAAGGTTAAAGCGCAGAGCAAAGCCTCAGGCAATGGCCCGTGGGTTACGCACTGGGAAGAAATGGCAAAGAAAACCGTCATTCGCCGCCTGTTCAAATACCTGCCGGTCAGCATCGAAATGCAAAAGGCCGTTGTTCTCGATGAGAAAGCAGAGAGCGACATTGACCAGGATAACGCCTCAGTTCTGAGTGCGGAATACAGCGTTCTGGAGAATGGAGATGAAACAGCCAACTGACGCAATCCGGGTCGGGCGCATAGCCCTGCCCTACAGCCGCAAGGAGCGCGGCTGGGTTACTCCAACCGGGAAAGTTATCCGCAATCCTCTCCGGGCTCAGCGAGCAGCTGAGCTAATCAACGACCGACTACCTCCTGAATACAGGTGACCTATGCGCAAACACAGACGCAGGCTGAAAACGGAAGCAGGCCGGGTTCGCGATGGATGGCTTATTGAGCTTGAGGATGGGCTGGCGGTGCAGGTGACGGATGTGAAGCACCTCGGCAACAGGGTTTCGTTCTGGACAGGCGGCACCGAGTGGTCGCTTGAGCATGAAGATATCGTTTATCGGGTTATCGATATGGAACTAATTAAGGACAACAGCAATGACTGACATTATAGAACTGACACAGCGTATGCGCGAAGCGGCAGAGAACGCGACGCGGGGCGAATGGATTAAAGAGAATGGGGATGGCTGGGAGGCAATTTGCTGTGATGATGATCAGGCCAACGGTAATTTTATTATTGCCAAATTTCTTGGCCCTGACAAAGCCAGAAATCGTGAGTTCGTGCAGGCAGTGCAGCCGCAGAACATCCGTACTCTCTGTGACGCAATAGCGCAACGTGACGCGCAGAACAGCGAATTACGCGCGCAGATAGCAGCGCTGACTGCGGAGAATGTGGCGTTGATGCAGCGAATTGATTGGCCTATGGAGAAATGCCCTACAACTGGCGCAGTCACTGCCGTTGACCCCGCAGATTTCATACCTGCCACCGATGCCGCTGCTAATGCGCTGCGGGGCTGAGGGCGTGGAGATGTTCGGGGATTCTGATTACTGCCCTGCCGAAATTCTGGCAGCAGTCAACGAGTTCGCCAACCAACTACGCGAGGGGAAATGATGGATATTCAGAAAGCTATCGATACGTTAAGCGCTGCGGCAAACAGCAGCGCATCTAAAAACTGGAATTACACGCCGTATGTTAAAGCTGTTTTGGCTCATATTACTGAGCTACAGCAGAGCGCAGAGAAAGCAGAGGCGCAGCTGGCTCGCTACTCAATGTCAGCCGGTGAAGCAGATCAGAGAGCAGCAGAATCTCGCGCGGTACGAAATGCCTTGGGTTTCTGCGAAGAGGCCGATGATGTAGCGCCCTGCGATTTGGTTGATGCTATCAATTTGCTACGAGCCGCGCCGCCAGTGCCGGTTAAGTTGCCGGATGGCTGGGAAGCCTGCACGCCAGAGTGGATTAACAGGAATGGGCCATGCAGTTGCGCGAACGCCCCACGTTTAGCTTTCGGAAGTGTTGGACAGCACTATCACCCACATATCTTTATCGACAACACCGCGCCGCAGTATGAGGCGCTGGCGGCCAGTAAGGGTTGTGTTCATGAATGGATACCGAGTCAAGGCCGAACCGCATCTGGCTATCTTTGCCGCAAGTGCGGCGACTATAACGGGCCTGACGCAGCACCGAAACCGGAGGAGTGAATGTTAGCAGGCTTCATCCTTCTGATTACCTCTCACTCTCACGCCCTACCCGTTACTGAAACCATCTACCAAACCAAAGCAGAATGCGAAGACATCAGAGCCAGGCTGAATGAGCGTCGGCCGCTGGCTCAGCTTGTGTGTGGTGAGGTAAGGAGATAACGATGCTTCAATATGATTTCCGCAAAGGAGGCTTCTGGTTTCGTGTCTTTGGCATAGGCCTTAGCGTGATTAACCGGGAAATTTACCCTGCTCCGTTTTCAGTTCGTCACGGTTCCATAAAGGAGCTTAGGGTCGGTAAGTTTGGCGTTAAGTATCTGGAAAAGGTAAGGAGATAATTATGCGCGCTGATTTTTTAGACGAGGCTGCAGAACGCGAGCAGCAGCTGATAGCGATAGCCCTGGCTAACCGGCCGGCGCCGCAGATGACCTACACCGGAGAATGCCACTGGTGCAATGAGTCGATAGACAAGGGGCATTTCTGTAGCGATGAGTGCCGAACCGACCATGAGCGCATGGTGTGGGCTGAGAAGCAGAGGAGGTTGATGTGAATGACGCCCGAAGCGGAGAATGCGATTCGCTCCGTAGCAAGGAAGTGCAGAGCTGAAATCATCAAGGCCATCGACGGCCGGCCAAAGTCAGACCACGACAGCATCATCACCAACCTTCTCAATAAACACGCCAGAACAATTCAATGCCTCCCGCCAGGTACGTTTCCAGCAAAGCGCTGGCTCAGCTATTTCGTGCGGGAAATAGATAAGGAGATGACTCGATGAAAGAGATGCCTTCTCGTCAGATGGCCGTTATCGGCACTCATATGCAGACCGGTGAACAGGTTTATTTCCGCTCTGCATACTATGCGCCGGGCTTCCACCGATCCGGTATCAAAGAAGCAATTAGCGGTCGAGCAAAGTCGCATCGCGGCTTCACTTGGCGTTACGCGACTAAGAAAGAACGCGAGCAGCACGCTAGTCACTAATCCACTCCCCCTATTCACTATCGCGCTATGCGTGAGGAGTTGTTATGTCTGTAGTTAAGCCTGAGAAGAAACAAAAGAACGATGGTTCGGTAGAGACCATGACCTCTGATGAG